AACTCGATCGCGGACTGTGGATCAAACCCTTGTAGCCCCTACGAAAGGCCGCTCTGAATGGCCCACGCCAAACTCTATTCCTCAATCACCCAGAGTTCGCTCTGGTCCGAAACGAAGGAGGTCAGACTCCTATTCATTTCGATGCTCGCCAATTGCGATGCAACGGGTTTCGTGGAAGCCGCCCTGCCTGGCCTGGCGAGACTTTCAAACCTCAGCCTTCAAGAGACCCAGGCGGCACTACTGACCTTGCAGTCTCCTGATCCGGAGTCCAAAGACATTCACGGCGACAACCCGACTGCGGACGGCCGCCGCGTGATGAAAGCAAAGGGCGGATGGCTCCTGGTCAACTACATCGCTTACCGCAACCGACGCGACGACGAAAACCGACGCGACTACATGCGCGACTACATGCGACTCTACAGGACTTGTAAACTTCCGTTAGCTACGTTAACTCCCGTAAACAAATTTCCCGGGAATCCCGGGAATTCCGGTGCTGGTAAACAGTGTAAAAACGACGAAAAAAACGACCCTGAGCAGCAGATGGAACTTATTGGAGAGCAGCAGGTTAGCTGTAAACACTCTGTAAACACTGTTAACTCAGGTAAACCTCTGTTAGCCAAGGCAGAAGCAGAAGCAGATATAAGTACAATATCACTTCCTGTCGGAAGTGTCGAGGGGGAGGTCCCAGACGCTCTTCCAGAAGCCGAGGCCAGTCCGCAGGTATCCTCTACGCCACATCAGGAGTTCATTGCGGGCTGGATGGAAAACTACCGGGACCGGTTCGAGGTGGACTATCCGTTCGACGGAGGAAGGGACGGCAAGGGAGTGCGGATGATGTTGAAACGTGGGAAACCAGTCGCAGAACTGCTGGAGGTAGCAAAGAAGGCATGGGCTGTGAACTCCTTCTGTTGTGAGCGGGCGAGAAGCATCCACGGCTTCGCTACCTCGTTCACGGAAATTTTTTGCGAGGTGAACGGAAAGAACCTCAGTCCTGGCCAGTTTGCAGGTCCGGCCCAGAGCCCATTCGTCCAACAGCGTCAACTGGAACACGAGAAAAAACGGCTTGAGGAATTGATCCTGGAACACCCGTCGAACCCGGTGAGCGCGAACCATGACGACGAGTGTCCAGCGAGCGCCAAAGACGAACTCAAGGCGCTGCGTGCCCGCTTGGAAATCGTAAAAGACTTGCTGGCGGGGAGGGCTGAACTCCCCCAAAAGGAACCGACGAAATGATCGACCGTTTGCCCCCTCACAGTGACGCAGGTGAACGCGGCCTGCTGGGCTGTTGCCTGCTGGATCCGAGCCATGTCTTGCCCCCGGTGATCGAACAATTGCCCGAGGAGGCATTCTACGACCTGCGCCACCGCCGACTTTACGCGCATCTAGCCAACATGGTGAACCACGGCCGCCCGGTGGCCGTGGACACGCTGGTTGCCCGGCTCTCGGTGGGTGACGAGTTGGAACAAGTCGGAGGCGGAGGCTACGTGAGCACCCTGCCCGACGCCGCTTCGACCGCGCTGAACTGGGAGGAATACTACGGTCTCGTGCGTGATCTGTGGTTGCGGCGTCGGCTGATCGGAACCTTGACCGAGTGCGCTGGGAAACTCTGGGACTACCAAGGCGAACGAGTGGATCAACTCCTGGACGAAATCGAACGCGATGTCCTGGGCGCAACGAAAGTGAACCTTTCCGCTCGGACGATCCGCCCGTTGGCGGAGGCGCTGGAGATTCTGCGCCAGGCACTGGACAATGCCGCCCGCGGCAGCGCGCTGATCGAGGGTCTGCCTACTGGGTTCTCGTACTGGGACAAAATGACGGGAGGTCTTCACCCCGGGGAGTTGGTCATTCTCGGGGGCAGACCCAGCACGGGCAAAACGGCGCTGGCCATGAACATCGTGGAGAACGTCGCGATTGGTCAGCACCTGCCGGTCGGCGTCCTCTCAATGGAGATGCGCGACATTGAACTGGCCTTGCGCATGTTGTGCGCCCGCGGAAAGGCCAACATGCATCACGTCCGCACGGGGTACGCGAGCAGTATTGACTTGGAGCAGCTTACTGAGGTCTGGCCCGACATCCAAAAGGCGCCAATCTTCGTGGACGACACCCCGAGCTTGGACATCACGGCTCTTCGGGGGAGGGCGCGCCGGATGGTGCAGCAATACGGTTGCCGGTTGTTGGTGGTCGATTACCTGCAGCTTGCCACTGCCAAGGGGGCTGACGGTCAGGTGGATCGGATAACCCGAGTCAGCGCAGGACTGAAGGCGATGGCACGCGAACTGGCCGTGCCAGTGATCGGACTGACCCAACTGTCCAGGGAGATCGAGAAGGACGGAAACCGTATGCCGCGGCTCTCAGACATCCGGGATTCGGGTGCCGTCGAACAAGACGCCGACGTGGTGGTGATTCTGCACCGGCCGGTCAAGAAGGACGCTGATGAATTTGCCAAGGTGGTGCCCGTAAACCTGGTCATTCTCAAGCAGCGGAACGGGCCGTTGGGGAACGTCAAGCTCGTGTTTTTTCCGGAACAGACGCGCTTCGTGGATCGCTTTGCCGGACAGGGCGACACGGAACATGACGTGATGAGCCAAGTTAGCTAGCTATGATGAGAGCCGCCCCTGACATCCCGTCGGTTAGGTTGGTTTGCAATTCGGCGCGCTGGCGCTGTGGCTGGCATGGCGACAGCGCAACCGTGCTCCGCGCTCCCGATCCGTTCAACGTAGGCTGCGAACTTCTAGCCTGCCCCAAATGCCACGACCAGACAATCCGCACCTGCTGCGACGAGCCGGATTGCTGGGAGCCGGACACCTGCGGAACTCCAACCCCGGACGGCTACCGTCGAACGTGCTGGCGTCATAAACCAGACAGCCTTTGAGCATAACATGAAAACCGAAAACGAGATCAAAGCGAACATCAAAGCGATCGAACAGGATTACCAGCACGTCCTTACGGGGAGCTTGGCAACCATCGACATCAACGCGCCGCGCGCCCTGGAACAAATCGCGGCCGAGTCAAAACTCAAAGCCTTACACTGGACGCTCGGCACAGAGTACAAAACGAAGCTCAAAGGCGTGGATCGTTAACGCTGATCGACTGACATGAGCACGCCAAAGACACCCGAGTTCTCCGAGCGGTCCAACGCGCTCCCGTGCCCGTTCTGTGGCGGTGCGGGCATAGTGCACCAAGACTTTTTCTGGGGCCGGGAGAGCTACTACATTCGCTGCGCAGTCTGCGGGAGCCGCGTGGGCAGCAGCGCCTGGAACAAACCGGAACAGGCACTTAAGGCATGGAATCATCGGGCTCAGCAGATTCCGACCACGCGATCTGCGGCTGATTCGGCCATTCCGGACCCCTACGCAGTCTTCTTCGAGTGGTGTGATGCCAATGGCTTCCGCGATGTTGGCTCGGGCGCGGCGAAGGACATGAACCCAAAACGCTTCAATGCGGCATACTTTGCATACGCGGCTAGCAGCCGAACGATTGAGTGAGACGACAATTATGAAAACTGGAAACATCGTATTCAAAGACAGCACCAATGACCACCTGGACGATACCTACATCGAGGTGTATCCGAACGGGGACGTGTGCGACCTGAGCGTAACGACCCGCATCCCGAAAGAGCACAAGAGCTACAGCAAGCGCGTCGTACAGAGCGGGCCGTCTCCACTGCTCGTGCGCAAAAGTTACTGGGACGCCAACCACGCGGCTGTCGTCTAACACGAAAGGTCAGCCATGACGCCTCCAGAAGCTCCACCATCCATCGAGACGCAACAGGCGTCATTGGCTGGACCGCCTGGTTCGGCGACCAGTGACGTGCGACTGCTCCGCGAGGACAAAGTGTGGCATGTGTGGGTGGACGGCCAACACGTCGAAGAGTGCTGCGACTTCACTTTTGACCGAGCAGTGGACCAGGTGAAAGTGCGGATGGCCAGTACGCGCCGGAATTTCGACTACCCGACTCAAACCGAGGGCAGCCGCATTGCGCGTCAGGTTCGCTCGGAGGCGAACGCGCTCACGGAGTCGGCTCGGGCGTCCCTTTTCAAACAGGGGATGCATGTCATTTATGGCGGGACTGGCGTCATGCTCCGCGCCCAAGGCAACCTTGAGAAATGGGACGAGCAGGACTTTGAGACTCTTGGCCTGGCCATCGCGGAGGAAACCGGAGAACTGTGCCAGGCGATTCTGAAGGCTCGGCGCGAAGGCGGATCGCCGGAACGCATCCGGCAAGAAGCAATAGACCTTGGCGCTCTGTGTGTGCAGGTGCTCGCGCATTGGTCGAACGTAGAACTGAGCGACCGGCGCGAGAACAACCAACGATGACCGCTACGCTACCAGCATCCAAATTGCAGAGGCCCGCGCCGGTTCGCTCCAGTGATTTGTTAGCGCGTCCGGCCCGAATCGTCGCACTGTCTGGCGGGAAAGACTCAACGGCGATGGCTCTCGGACTGGCAGAGCAAGAACCCGACGAATACGAATACTGCTACACGCCGACTGGGCGCGAACTGCCGGTGATGCTCGAACACTGGAAGCGTCTCGAATGTCTGCTCGGAAAGCCGCTCATCAAAGTGCCCGCTCCGACGCTGGTGGAACTCATCATCAAATACAAGACGCTGCCGAATCACCGGATGCGCTACTGCACGCGCCAAGTGAAAATAGAGCCGTTCCAACTCTACGCGGCGGGCAAAGCTCCTGCGGTCTGCTACGTCGGCATCCGCGCCGATGAAGAGGACTCCCGCGCCGGAACTGACCACACGGGCATCGAAGGCGTGACGCAAGACTGCCCGCTCGTGCGCTGGGGCTGGGACATCAACGACGTGCGGAACTACCTCCGCAAGCGCGGCGTGGAAGTGCCAGAACGGACGGACTGCGACCTGTGCTATCACCAGCAACTCGGCGAATGGTGGCGTCTGTGGCGCGACCACAAAGACCGCTGGCAGGAAATCGAGGCGCTCGAAGCATGGACAGGCCACACGCTGCGGAGCGAACAGCGCGACACCTGGCCGGCGAGCCTGAAAGAACTCGCCAATAAATTTGAGGCTGGATACGTGCCGAAAGGCGCAGCTCAAACAAACCTCCGGCTCGACGTATCCGAGCGGGCAACAATGTGCGCGTGGTGTGCCCGATGACTCCTGTAATCCCAATCCGTAGGCTCGACGCCCAAATCCCGATTGCTCGCCACTATCCAGACGAGCCGCATCCTGACAACGAACACGCTTGGAAATCGTGGTGGGTGAGGAAGTGCTTCGACCTGCAACAACCGCTGACGACTGGTGCTCTGAAATGGATACACCAGTGCTGGCAAACGACAAAGGCGGGATGGAACACCGAGGACGTGACCCGGCGCGCTAACGCAAAAGTGAGCGACGGGGATGAGCCGCCGCAAACGTAACGAAACCACAACGGCGTGAACGGCTCATCCCCGTTCGCTCCACTGACTGGTTAGTAATTATGAACGAACTGAATAGCATGGTCGGACAAGAGATCGGAAGAGCACACGTCTGAACTCCA